CCCCCCGAAGAAGTCGTACGAGCCCTCAACCAATGCCGCGCCTTCACCATCCCCGCAATCGAATACCAGCTCCGATCCTCCTCTATCCCCAACTACGGTCGCAACGCTGAACGAGTACTGAGGATGATGGAATGAACGTAGACACTCCTCACTGGTTTAACCGTGCCGCGTGTAAAGGGTTGATGGCGGGCAGTGTGTATGAGGAGTTGTGTTGGGAGGAATGCCCGGTTCGGGAACACTGTTTGGCTTACGCTATGGGTGTAGCTGATTGGATTGGGAATGCGTACATGCCTCATCTGGTGTGGGGTGGGTACACGGGGTATGCGAGGGAGCAGGTTATGAAAGAGACTCGGTATCATGTGGCTGACGCCGTGAATTTGTTGGAGGGGAAATGACTGACGAAGAAGCAACCCGAGCACTACTACACATGACACAAATCTGGTGGCAACGAGAACTCCCAGACCCCGCACTCCAAGTATGGAAACGAGAAATCCAGCCACGCGACTACCAAGCCGCCATCGAAACCATCAACACCCTCGGCAGAGAACACGACTACTGGCCGTCGTTCGCACAGTTCGCCAAAGTGTACGTTGGGCTCGCCCCCAAACTTGTTACACCCCGCAACCTGGAATTTATTGAACACGAAGATGGTTCAGTTACACGCATTGTGGATGGGATGGTTGTAAACTAATTTACAGAGCAGCACTCGTGACGTACATTGCTCGCCCCCGCCGGGTCTCTCTCCCTGGCGGGGGTTTCATTTTTAGGGGTACTTGACAGATGTGGTACAATGGTTTTTGAGTGAAGGAACTACCTTCACCAGAGAGAGACTTATGGCTAAATGCACGTACTGTGAAAAGAAGATTGAGATGCGACCTAACTCGATTGACAGAATGAATAAGGTCAAGCGGCCTCGGATGGAGTGGGTCTACCTCAAAGATCGTGGGTGGGCTACCGTGATTGAGAGTGACCACTTTGTTGTGGAGTTTTCCGAAGAAGTTGGTCACGAAGTTGTGATCGGTGAACAAGCCCACTACATAGGCGACGAAGCACCGCCGATCAAATATTACAGTTGGTACCTAGAAGAACGCCCAGAGTTATCTAACTGAGAGTGAACCCCCCAGCCGTAGCTGGGGGGTTCTTTCATTTTTCTATGTTTCTTTGACTCGGTGGGCTGCGAGGAATGATGCTTTGCCCCCCGAATACATAACGACATGCTTCATCACGGCACAAGATTAGGCGACGCACTGTCAGACCGCACACGCTCCCGACAATACGACCCACAACCCTTGCATTGGAAATTGGCGTACTGGGCAACCTTCGTTCTCTGATACCCTCGACGCACAAAAAACTCGTGGCCGCAAGTAGGGCAAGAATCGGGGCGACCGTCAATCAGGGCACGGTTGGGATGGTTCGTCATCCAAGGACGCAACCGCTCATACACCGCCTGCAACAAATCCACATCCTGTTTCGCGTACTTCTTCATAATGCGCCACGACTTCTCGTCCCCCAACATGCAACCCTTCCACAACCCGAAGCCGCCGGTGGCTTCTTTGTTGCCCAACCCCAAATGTTCCCCCAGGTCACCCAACTTGTTGCTGTTAAACATGAAGTATTGGCGGGCCACTTTCAGAGTGTCGATCTGTTGGGGTCGAGCGGGGGGTTCCATGTGATGAGCGACGAACCGGGCGTTGGCTTTACGCATATCAAACTTGTTGCCGTTGTGGGCGATCACGACATCAGCTTCGTCGAACAGATTCCATAACGCCTGGACGACTTCGCGGTCGTTCTCTGGGTCTTTGTCGTACAGGTCGAAGTCGGGGAGTGAAACAACTTTCGTGGTTTGTGTGCCTTCCCATTTGTAGGAGAAACACATCATGTACCATTCACGAAATTGTTGTATGACGTTCTGGTCGTACTGCCCCCACACATACGCAAGGTTGGGTGCAGTTTCAATATCGTAGAACAGGACCTTCGCCATTGAGGCTTCCCCTAACTAGGTACGGTCAGTAGCCTCACAACGAGAATACCCTCCCACCATGTCCCATCGTCGGATAGGCGGTTAGGTCGCATCGAGACACGTTCAATAGTCACTTGCTCTGAAAGAGTGCCCTCCAAATAGGTGACCGTTACCCCACCTTCCATACGGCCCCGCAATGTGGCAAAGATCGCTGAAGAATTAAACGCAGCAGCAGCCCCACTGTTCCTGGAGGTAAGAACCTGGCGTTGGAGAACGATAGGCACAATGATTTCGTCAACACGATTGGGGGTGGCGATACAGCTCGTCACCCAATCTTCAAGGATGGGAGCCAACGTCGTGTTGCCAGCGTCCCTGGTTAGCGTCATCTCAAACTTGTAAGCGACAGACGATTCCGAACTGAAATCAAAGTTTTGGGCGACACCTGTCACCAGTGGCCCCACGTTATCGAAAGCGTTGTTGTCGTTCGTGGCTTTGAAGTAGACGGTCCCCGGCATGATACTGACTTGAGTGCCTTGATAAGTGGAGGCAGATTGGTTGTAAGCGAAAGGGTTTGCCTGTCGGTATGCGGTAAGAGAGTCGAACTGGGAGCGGCTCTGACGTACCGTTATGTTCCGCAATAGTTTCGGGGCCACAGTTGACCACGCCACTTCACCAATGTTGAGTGTCCCAGTAGCAACTTTGATACCAGTACCAGACTCACCATATACACCGTCGGTAGCTGCACCGAAATAGGTTTTGTCTCCGAACCTAGCGACTGAGTTGACGTTCCCTGCGCCCCCTGTACCCACTAAATCTGCTGCCCACGCAGGGACAAGAGTCGAAGTGAACTTGGAAAGATCAGCCCTATAAATCTGGCCGTTGCTGCCTCCCCACCACAAGAACCGACCCTCGACTTCGAGTCCGTAAGCCTCGCCGCCTTCCTCAATGACCGGACCTATAGTCACAGCGTTTGATTGGGTGTCGATAAGTGCGGTGCGTAACCCCTCGCTCGTGGCGATAAGGAGCACTTCGCCGTAGGCAAGGATCTCGTTTACTGTTTCACCCCGAGGTAGCTGCCCCCCAACGACAGGGGTTTGGAGAGAACCATCGGTGGTACTCACATCAATGTGGTAGATGCTGCCCGTGTCGTCGGTGTTAGCCGCAGCGAGAATACCTGAAGGTGCACCAGTTACCGAAACCCAAGTGGTGTTCGCTAGAGGGGGCGTGTAATCCAAAGAGGAAGTCAGCTTCACACCATTAGCGTCCAACTCAAAAATGTTTGCACCTAACGCCCCGATGAGGCGACCGGCTGCTACCTGGATAATGTCAGCAGATTGGGTGCCTGTCACAGGCCACGCTGCGTCAATAGCGAGCGTTCCAAAAGCAGATTTGGCTATAGCCGCACCTGATCCGAAAGCCAGGTAGATGCTGGTACCGTCAGACGTAAGGTCCGTTATCGAGAAAGTAGCTCTCGCTGTAAAATTTTGCCACGTCGGAACTAGGGGAGTGGCCGAAGCTGTGAACTGGACTGTCTCTGCGTTTACCGCATAGAGGTAGGTGCCCATTCTTTGAAGGAGAAGGTTGCTGTCTGTGACGTTTAGTTTTTCTTCGGTGATGGGGAGAAGTGTGATCTCTCCCTTCGTCCACGGGTCAATGCCCACAGAAGAACTAAACCGCCGACGGTCGCTGTCAGCCAAATCAAAATGCGTTTGCCCAGCACCGTAAGACCAATCTGTTTGGGAACGCGTCCACGCTCCACTCGTATCTAAAGCGTTCTCACCAGCTTCAGCACTATTGTCACGCTGTTCTCTTAAAGCGGGGACAGTTGTTCGAGAGTATTCTCTCGTGTCCACAAGGAACGACGTGCCGTCTAGTTCGACTGGCAGGTAGTCAGAGCTAGCCATCCCAATACCCGCTCCATTGAGAAGTCGGGCGTACAGCGGAGTTCCTACTCCACATCTGCGGGTAGCGTGCTAGAAGGCGAGCAGACTCAGCTTGGAGCCTTGCCCTACGTCGCCCCATTAAGTCTCTGAAAGAGGCGGAGATGGCGCCTGGGGGGACTTCCTCAGCTAGACGTGAACTGCCTTCAGCGTCGAGGAACTCTCGACGTATCGGGGTGGTAGTCATCAACGCCATCGCTGCCCCCAACGGAGGCAAATCGTATGCGGTAGTCGCTAGCCCAACAGTTGAAAGCGGGTCAGTGACATCGTTCGTGATGGGGGTAAGCGGAGACTTATACATCACCGTTACCGTCCTACCGGGCCACGCCCCAGTGTAAAGAATAAGAGCGAGCCCACTCGGGAACGCCGTAAGGTCACGGTTCCGTCGCAAAGTCCACGACAAGACCTCCGGCTCAGACGCCTGGACACCTACATCTGCGTAGGTCACAGAATAAATAGAGTTGATTTCTTCAGAGGTCAACCCAGCCAAGTCGTAGCCATCCACACTGGCGTTATACACAAAGCTCGTGGTTTTCATTTGGAACAGACCGTTATCCGGGGAGGACAGATCACTCAAATCGTCATTCAAAGATTGGATGATGCGGTAGGTAGGAAACTTTGGGGACAATCGGACGAGACTGGCATTATCGTGAGTGGTCGCAGTTGAACCGCCGTAACCCCGGAATACGTTTAACTGGTTACCTGCCACTACCCCGTGGACATAAAACATTTCGGAGTTGACCTCAAACACGACGCCTTTATTCCAGCCTGCGGCAACGCCCTGAACATGGATAGTTGTCTGCCCTACGCTCGTTATCTCAGCAGTCAACACATCAAGTTCTTCAACGTAACTCGACAACAGCATGTCGCGAGTATTATCAATCCAAGTTTGGGTGGTACTCATCCTAAGAACTCCTGTAGCTGCTTCTCCCCTTGCTTACGAGTTTCGGGACGCAACGTTTTACCCGCAGTAACTTCCCACTTCGTTTCAGCTTTCGATTCCAACTCCGCCGCCCCCACTGTGCTGGGAGGCTGAAGCCCCTCTTTCCTTAAACGCTTATACGCAGCGAGATCCGCTTCTTTGTTCTTCTCATTCTTTCGGGAAGTTTCCCAATCAATCAATTTAGAATCGTGGGTGCCTCGTGTCGGGTACGCCCCTGCCGATACCTGCACAAACCCATAGTACTTACGCAACTCCCCCTCACAGCTTTCGCACGGCTCGGTGTGGTTTTCAGCGAACTTGTGGAGCACATCCCAAATGGTATAACACTTGTCGCAACGGTAAGAATAGAGAGGCATTAGACAGTAATTCCTGGATCTTCAGCGGGGGTACCTACCCTAAATTTATACCCTGCCGCAATAAGAATGTCTTGTTCAACGGCAGTTAGATCGTTAGGGCTCCAATGCCCCCCATAGATCACTCGGGTAACAGTTGACCAGTCGGCAGGCATAAATGTTTGAACCGAAGTGTTGTTAATAATAACGAGGTTGATACCTCGGGCCGTAGGCGGAAAGTGTCGCATTAACGCGTACGCAGCAGGAGTAGGTCTGTTCCGCAACCCGACAGGTGGGACAACATTATGTTGAGGTGGCGTCAAGATACGATGCAACGGCACTTCTGGGGTAGATACGGACACCCCAATAGTCGCAGCGTTAGCCGTGTAGCTAGCATCCACATCATGTGAAGTGGCGACCGTTGAGGCAACAGCAATCGTGTCAACAGGTCCTATGATGACCCCAATAGTTGGGGCCATCGTTGTAGTAGCAGCAATCGTAGCCGCAGCGATCTGTTGACCAATGAGGAGGGCCGGGTCGGGCACCTCAACTGTGAGGGTCATACCCTCATCCAGCTCTACATAGTTAGCATCAACATCAATGCTCGCAGCGACCCCAGCATCAACCGCAACCGTCGTAGCGCTAACTGTCGCCGGTAAACCCGCTACCGCAGAGAACTGGGTAGTAACCCCAATCGTGGTGGGGTAACAAATAACTGTGATCTGGTTCCCCGACGAAGGCGGTTCCCTATACGCCCAGAGGGAATCACGGTAAGACATCCCCGCTTTGTTGTACGGGAATGTGATGGAAGTCGGAATCGTCGTGACAACGCCGATAGTCGAAGGCGTAACAGTAATATCGCTACGGTTGTAAGCAAAGTTCGTTTGCCTATATTGTGTCCCTGACTGACGGTACGTCATAACGAAGTTCCATCTCCCTAACCGCTAAGTGATGCCGATTCGGAGTCCCCTACCCGCGTAGCAGCCACAGCCTTGGCGATACAAATAAGTGCAGCGACCCCGGCAATGCGCAGGGAGTCCCCCCAGTCAGGGCCGGGGATAGCCATAGCGGCAGCCCAAGCCTGGGCAAACGTGGATACTCCACGCTCTAAAGAGTCTTTAATAAAACGCTGATTGAACAATGTCGTTCCTTTTAAGTTGAAGGCGACCCCATGTGGAGACACCGCATACTCCGTCTGGAGTAAGTCCTCTGGCTCGCTGCCAGCGGACTAGTCGAGCTTTCGTGTTACGTCCAAAAATACCATCTGGGAACGCACCAATGCGTTCCTGCATAAACTTTACAGCAACCGAACGTGACCCCTTCCGAAGTGTCCCAGGGAACGGCACCAAACCGTCATCAGGTTCTTTCGGTAAAACCATTGTGGGAATATCTGTGACCATGCGCCGATGGATCATCCCCCTCAGCTCAGGCATAGAGAACGAAGGATCAACTTTCCTAGAAGTCCATTCCTTGTGACCTATCACTGTGGAGTCGGGGTTCCATTTGTGTCCGTCGCACAGAAAGGCGCACAAGTCAACTAATGCGTCCATCTGGGCTTCGGGCACATCTTCACCCAAACCGTCGTTAATAAGAGATACTCCTACAAAGCGCGAGTTCGCACTGATCTTCCCTGCGCTCGTTGCCTTACCTGTCACAGGAAGGTTTTTTTGGACACGAGTCAACACCGACTGAAGCCCTCGACCAGCGTGATTAGCTTTCACGTTGTCAGCAGTCAACTTGACAATGGTGCCATCACGTTTTATGAGGTAGTTGTATAAAGGTCCAGGTACTCTGTTGACGCCTCGTACGCACATTGCGACCACGTTGTCGGGGTCGGCGTTGCGGTTAGAGGCGGTGTGGTGTACGACTATTCCGAAGGGTTTTAGTGGCCGTCCGGTGTTAATTTTGCCGGGGGCATCAACAACATTCATTTACGTTAGCCATCAGCGTCATCCCATTTCCCAGTCATGTCATTCCAAGTGTAGGGAGGGTTCCAGTCTGCTCGTTCTTCTGTTTCTGTTTCATCCGTCCAGCGCTGGGGAAACGCATCAAAATCGGGTCGGAGCCAAAAGTCTTTGACATGCGGCGGTGCTGCTGGATCTCCCCGTGTCCAATCCTCCGGGTCATACCACGCCATCAGATACCCCCGCTTTCAACAAGAATTGCGGTACTCGCTGTGGCAGGTACGTCGTCAATCCAAGTGTTGACATCACCCGCTTGTGTCAGCGAGTTATTGGTCGCGGTGAAGTTGCTGCCGGTCTGGTTCACCAAACTTGTGTGCGTGGTTGCGTTGCTGACGTAGGGACTGAGGTCAATGGTTGACCACGACTGCCCGTCCACAGTGGATGATCCAAGTGTTTCCCCGTCGGTGTTTAATGCAACCATTGTTCCAACAACAGCGGTACCGCTAGCTGATGGAGTTGTGCCGTAACCCATACTGACAACCATGTCAGATCCTACAAGTTCAATGTTTTGAGCGTAGTTATTACCAGCAGCAGTTCCGGCCTGAGTGATCCACGTCATGCTCGGTGTCGCCCCTGAAACATCAATCTTGGCGATGAAGGGAGCGGACACGCTACCACCGGGAATCATGCTGTATCCGCTGACATAGATATTGCCTGCGTTGTCTCCGATGATTCCACCGGGATACATCGGATGATCGTAGCCCGCAGTCACATCTGAGCGAATAATCAAATAGTTGGAATCGAAGTTGCCGCTGCTGTCGTACTTGACAATGGCCGAATTAGTTTTGGTACCAGAGCTATCCAAATTGTAAGAAGCAAAACTGACGTGCAACCAAACATTGTTGCTGGAATCTAGCCACGATCCGTAAACGTAACAGTCGTTCCCACCCCACGCTGAGCTACTGTTGTTTTTCAAGTTGGCGTTACTGAGTGCCCATTCATTACCCATGCTGGTAGACGTGACACTCCACAGTTCGACGCAAACTGTTTGGTAGGTTCCGACGAAGTCACCAAAGGCGTATGCGAATTTGTCACCGTTTGGATTCGTGATCCTGAATGGACCATTGGCCTGAGCAGCACTCCAAGTGTCAGCACTGTCGTAACACATTTTTGATTGCTGCACTGAACCGTCAGTATCACTCAGCAACAACATCTGCATTCGTGGCTTGTTTGCGTAGTAGTTGTAACCGTAGACAGGAGTGACAAATATTGGATAGCCGCTAGCCGTTTTAATCACATTCAATTGGTTGGCTAGACCGGTCGAAGTTCCAGCCGTTGACTCAAAAACCACATTCCATTGGACTGCTTGTGACGAGTCGAATTTGCGTACCGCAGCTTGGTAATAGCTGTAGGACGCATCATAGATAGCGCCGCATTGGTACATATTGTCTGACGAATCAACGTAGGTGTTTCGTGGGTCTTCTGTGTAGATAGTCCATGACGGGGTTGAGCCGCTAAACGTCCAGTTCCACGTGTGCTGATCGTCCATTGTCGTTGGGGCATTCGGGAAACCAGAAAAGTCGAGAGTGCCAGAAGCAATACGGGAAGAATTCGCATTGCTGGAATTCCACCTGGTGCCAAGACGCATGCTTGTGCCGTTGCTCAGTTTGCCCATCGCATACGGATAACACTCGGCGTTCACGCCTCCCGTGTCATCTGGGTCACCCCAAAGCAAAATGAATCCTGTAGGTGGCTCAGGCCAAACGCCGTCACGTCTAGCTTCAGCGATCTCACCCAACGACCACACACCAGAAGCAGCAGAAGCCGTGGGCGCATTGTCTGGCCCAATCACACTCCCATTCGTGCCGTAACTCATTAGCTAGGTTCCGTAGGCCATGCAGGCAACTCAGAAACCTTGGACGCTTGCGCTGGGTAGTCTCGAAGCTCTTGCCGGTACGTAACCCACTTGGCTTTCTTCGCATCTGTCAGTGGCGAGTCAGCGCCTTGCGTCCAATCGCTTGCAGCTAACCGCTGATTACGAGAAGCCCGAATACTTGTGAAGTCTTTGTCAGCGTCCTCTACTGCTTTCGCTGCTGCTGCTATTTCTTCGTCAGTAAATTCTTCGATTGTGACTTCGCCTGTAGTGCAGTTGATTATCTGTTTCATTCGCTTGTTCTCCTACGAATTCGAGATTCCGTACAGTGACATTTTTGAGCTAGTCGTAAAGTTGCCATTGCCGGTATTGAACTTGACTGTGTTAATGGCGTGGTTCGCTCCTGTGTTGGGCAGCGTGCCTGCGGCTAACTGCACGATCTGTTCAGTATTGAGGCTGTTACTGATTCCGCCCATAAACAACTGGAAGGATTTACCCACTGAGTTCGTTGTGTTTCGGTAGGCCGGTATATACATCCAGAATCCAGCAGGGTTATAAGCGTCGTTAGCTGAGCCGGGTATCGGCCACATATTGATTTTGTCTGACGTTCCAGCGCTCGCATAGTTGTTTTGGTAACCAAGAAATGTGCTGGTGGAGTATCGGTCGTAAAGCTGTGCGTAGTTGTAGTTGCTAGCTGCGAACCAAAGTCCGCCGGTGCTGGAACCAAACTGAATGTAGTTGCTGGCGTTAGTTGGCGTGTACCAAGTAGCGTCGTCGCCTTTGAGTGTCCCAATAAACAACAGATCATCGTACGTTGCAGCGATGCTCCCAAAGGTAAGCGATGAAGCTGAACCGGTTGGGGTCATTGTTGAAATGTGTGTGATTGCGCTTGCCATGTCTATGCCTTATACCCTGCGAGCATGTAAGAAGTGCCAGAGGCGTAATAACCGGTGTACGGGTACAAGTCAATCTCGGTCACCGCCGAAGTAGTAGATATGCCACCGACAACAGCAAAAGATAGGCCATCTACAGTAGAGGCATTGCCTTGCGCTCCTCTGCTCATCATCAGTTTGTATTCAGACGTATTCGTGTAGTTCGGCACGAACATGGTTGCAGCAGAGAACGCTCCTGTAGCGTAATCGCTCGCCGCCATCGTGCCGCATTGACCGAAGGCTTCAACATCCTCCCAAGCCGTGTACCTTAAGACAGTTCCGCTTTCTGGGCTGATCCAACCAGCGCTCCCGTACTTTGATCCCGTTTCACCGTTCATTCTGAACTGCATCCAAATGTCACCGACGGTTGCATAACTTCTCCACGAAAGCGTGATCTCTAAGTGCTGGTAGGTCTGAGGAATTGCACTAAACACAAGGTTGGCGGTTGTGTTGTTACTTATGTTCCCTTCCTCAATTACTTCAAAGTCAGCCATGAGTCACGGTGCCCCTCTACCAAACAACGTAAACGTCGTCGGTTCCTTGAAATAGTAATTACTCGTTGTGGTAGGCCGGGTTATCTGGAGTCCTTGCACAGCGCCAACTACGTCATACATCCAGCCGCCGTGAACGTGATAAAAAGAAACCGTGCCTTGACCTGTCCCATTCTGCCACCCAATCGCAGTCGGCAATTTTGCAGTGTTTGTGTAGTCCATGAAGTCCCATATAGCGGACATGCCGACACCGGTATCTGATTGACCGGGAAAGTCAGTCGCATAACCCGGCACGTTAGAAAAACTAACGACATCCATAGTGCCGGAAGAGCTTCCGCTACTGCTTACCCTCCGTGTTCCGTAATCCGCCACGTCTGTATCAACTCCACTACCCACATCAACGTAAACATAGAACCGGTCACCGAACGCAGAGGTTCTCGCCGCAGAAACGACTAGACGCAGATCCCTATAGGTTTGAGGAATCGAAGTCAAGTTGTACGTTGCGGCGGTGGTATCGGTAACGGTCGTCGAGATAACTTCCCAAGCGTCCGGCGGAGCAGGCCAAGTACCAGCCCCCACATTCTCAGCAACCTCATTCAGGTCACCCCACACACCAGACGCAGCAGAAGAAGTCGGAGCAACCTCTGCTCCGATTCGACTCCACGTCTTGCCCGCTTCGATACCCGCCATAGATCAGGTAATTTCTAATATAGACATTGTTACGTCGATCTGAGATGTAGCGTCAGACCAAACGGCAATGATATCTCCCGGCTCTAAAACCTGCTTACCCGCGACCAAACCGATAGCCGCATTCAGTGGAACTGAAATAGCTTTCGCTATATATGTGGTTACTACTGCCGTGCTATCAAGCACCGTAGCGTTCACCGGGTGAGTACCCGAGCCCACATTGGCTGCCTGTAACTGCAACACAATAGTTTTAGTCAGAGCAGGGCACGTATAAAACGTGGCCGTAGCTGCGGGAGCCGCAACATTAACGACTTTGAAAGTATTAGCCATAATCTACTGCTCCTACGACAGCGCCAAAATGAGAGGGATAGGGGAATCTGGAGCCTGCCAGAGGGTTGTCCCGCTGACAGTGCAAGTGAGGACATCACCTACCGTGGTGGGGTTGGAGCTACCAATCCCCATCTTGGTTTGCACCGCAACAGAAGCATCATTCACATTGACGTGCATATCGTCATGCAAAAAGTTGGTTGCGTCCAGCTCAGTCGTGGGCAAAATCGTTGTTGGGAGGGTACTCCCAGTGGTGTTGCCATCGAGAGAGGTCGGAAAATTACTTGCCATGACAGTCCTCCTACGGGGTCACGTCGAGAGTAAAGATGCCGGAAGCATTCCAAACAATCTGGAACGTACCGGACGTAGTTGAAAAGTTCCCTCCGAAATCGACGTAAGCGATCAAAGGTTCACCAGGTTCACTGGTGTTGTAAATCACTGCGGCGGCCGCGTTAGTGATAGTGGAAGCAGCCCACGTCACGTCAGCAGCATCCCAAGTGATGATCGCTGCCGCAGCTCCCCCTGATATAGCGAAAGTGACACCCGTTAAGGCTTCACCGCCAGCCACATACCCGACCCCGGCGGAAACTTCGCCACTTACATCAGCCTTAACTGAATCAGTAGCAAAATCAGGGGTATACGACGACTCAACCAACATGCACTTAAAGCGCCCTGCGGTCGTGTCATCAAAATCTATTTCAAAGTTAGTAGTCTGCGTCAAATTGTTCTTCAACGGCAAAGCATAAAGGCCACTAGCCACGGTTAACTCCTCCGGTCCCAGTTATGGGCTTAGGTCGGATAGTCACGTTTCCGTTGCTGGTTGATCCGGCCATTACTTTTTTCCCTTCCTTCGAGTATTAGTAACTTTTCCCCCTGTTTTTTTTGCGTAAGCACGAGCAGCTTTCCGACCTGCATCAGAATAACTGAAATGTCTGTTACCAACTTTTGGCATTACACACAACCTCGTCTAATCAAAACCCAGAGTAGCAAAAAACCCGGTGTGAATGGGAGGGCCAGAGGAAAGGGGTGACTCTGACCCCCCCACACCGTTAGCTCAAACCTTTAGAGGCTCGATGAGCTTTCTACGCGTTGGAGACATTCCTCACGGAATCGTTCGTATCCAACAAGGTGGTACCAGCCCACAGTGATGAACCGGCGAAGGCTGTCAACAATAGGTCCGTACACAATCTGTGGTTGTTCACCAAAGCCAGCGGCTCGGGAGAAACCTTTCGCTAAGCCCTGACGGCCAGCGATCACAGTGTCATATACGTCGATACCAGCAGCACCAGCACCAGTTTGGATGTTAGCGCGAGGGTTCTCAATGAACTCCACGCCACCCCAGGTACCGATGGAGCCGTTGCGTACAGCAGCGGCGTCCTGACGGATCTGGAATGCGATGACATCAGTTACCGCAGCTTCGCTACGAAGATCGAACGCTACGTTGGGGTGAATCATCCCAATGTAGTTTCCGTTCTCCCAGCCCGGAGCCGAAGCTGTGCGAAGTTTCGCAGCAGCAGTACGAGTCTGGTCAGCGGTAATGGTGTCACCGGCAATAATGTTGACGGTAGCTGCACGGCCAACAGGCAGAATGTCGTTACTGCCACCGGCTGCAACAGCAGCAACAACTTGGTCGAGAGAGTCAACCATGTTGTAACCAATGATGTTCGCTGAATCTGCATCAACATTCAAGAACGACGTACCACGCAATTTAGCGGTAGTCGTCGCAGCGTTACCATGCTCTTGGAGTGTCACGGTGACTGTAGTATCACCCAACTGCACAGCAGCAATATCAACCGCTTGGGCAATAGGAGCTGTAACAGCAGTCATGTTGTTGTAGATGTCAAACGTGACGCTTGCGCCGTTGTGTGTCTGCGCGGTTGATCGAACGTCTGCGATCATTTCGTATAAAGGGTTGGAACGTAGCGCGAAATACGCTACCTGTTCAAATGCACCGGTGGAGGAAGATACCTGCCCGGTTCCGGTCAATGCCATGATGAAGTCCTAAGGGGAGAGTGGACTCCGTACCAGTGGCTACCTCAAACAGTGGCATTCCATAAATAACCCTCTGATTCCATTAAAGCCTTTAATTCCTGAGTGGAGTTCGTAGCTTTAATTCTTGCATCAAGATCAGGGTTACTTACCGGGTCACCGCCCTCACCTGCCATAGCTATACGCTGTTCGGCTGCGAGTTCGGAATCATACCGAGGAGGAGTGCCAGGCTGGGTGACTGATTCGCTACCCAA